GCGTCTGTCGTTTCTATCTGTTCCCATATTGCAAACCTAAACAAGAAAAGAATAGGTCTAACCAATGTATATAACTAAAAAGTTATTAACACTTGTCGGGCGTATGCGCCCAATGCTTATTTTTTACTACTTAGTTAAGTTAGTTAACTAACTATATAACTTAAATAACTAACTAACTAGTTAAATTAATTATAAATCTAACTAACTAGTTAAGTAAGTAAAATTAAAAATAAAAGAAAATCTGCGTTTACACGCATTTTCAAGGTCAAGGTATACAATCTATCCAATTTAGATAGATAATGCGTTAGAACGCAGGAAAAGTACCTCTATTGCCTTAATAACACTATCAGCAGCATACCAACTGCAAATAGCATTATGTATTTTTCCCATTTTCCTTTTTCGCCTGGTGCTTTGATGGTACGGTTAATGTACTTAGTCACCTGCACCGTGTCCGGTAAGCAGATTGCCTTTACACGTATCGTATCGAAGTTCCTAACAATCCTAAGTCGGATGTTGTCCTTTTGGACAACTACGGTATCAACATCGTTTAGCGTCAAGGTGTCCCAAAGGGTTCTTTCCTTGGTAATCACCAATGTATCCCATTTTGATTGCTCGACTCTTGCTCCCTTGCGTATCGCCTGGGTTAAATGCCATTCCGCAGAACAACTACCCAGAGCAAGACTCGCAATCAGGATTATCAATGCTACAACTAGGGGATGTGGGAATTTCTTCAAGTTCATTTAACCAGTCGTTAAAGTTTGATGTACTTTGTTTTTCCATTCTTCTTTGTTGCTTTTAAAACCTCACCACGATTGTTTATAACGTCATAGGAGACGTGAATCCATCCAGGTTGTACATCGGTACCAAATTCCCAAATGAGTTGCTTAAACGGCAGATATTTGCGTATGTAGTTAAATACAGATGCCATATCCTCGCATTGAATATCTGCTGCTCTTCCGTGTACGTGGTCGGATGTTGCGCTACCGCCAGCCGCAGAGTTTACCTCTGGAGAACGAAATCCACTCGTAACGGTTATTACGCCAAACTTGTCCCGTGCCGGTTGCAGCACCTTTTGTGCTAATAGCTTTAAGTTACGGATTTCCCCTTGGCCAGGTACGTTGGGTAACCCGGTATCGGTGTCTGTAAATTCGGAAAGTATAAAGTCCCTTGAAAGTTGCATAGGTTATGTATTTTGTTACTTTTAAGTATCATTAGGTGCCTTTTATTGCTCTAATGATGGTTTTAACGACCTTGACCCCGGTAGGTCTTACTCGTCACCCTTTTGTTCTGGCTCTTGGTGTGCCTTCCCAGTTTTCTTTTTGACTTCTTGATTTTTGTTTGCTCCTGTTGCTTCGCCATCTCTACTCATCATTAAGGCAAACCCGCCCATTATAAACGCACTAAACTCTGTTAAAGACGCTTTCTCGAACCAAACCAAGATTCCACCAAAGGAAATCAGGATAAGGCCGATAAGCGTTGTTTTTGGATTTCTAAATAATCTATCTATCATTCTTAATATCCCGATTCCAACGCCACAAGGTGTACACAAAAGAGGTCAGCATTACGAATAGTCCTGCTATCTGATGCACCTCGGCTATCGTTAACCCACCAACGGCTAAACTCCAAGAGGTCGCTACCGCACTTGTACTGTCTGTTTTCATTGCTCGGATGTTGCTTCGTTGCACAATGTCGGATTGGCCTCGCAGAACGCTTGTGCGTAATTACTCTCCCATCCAGCGAACCAATGAACTGCGCTATTCGGAGCAGGCCAAACAACGTATTGATTGAACTCGGATGGTGCTACCCAAATCACATCAACCGCCCAACGTGGGTCAGATTCAACGATTCCGATTTGATGAACGTAGCAATCCACAAAGGTGATTTGGTCTTCTTCCATTTGGGCGAATCCTGCTCCGAGCATATCTGTGATGAATTGGCCTTCACTTGGCCAAGCGTATTTCAAGTAGCTCATAACGTGGTCATTTGTGCAAGCGTGGCGTTTGGTAGTCGGGTGGTAAATAGGGCGGCTTCATTATTTCTGCCAACAAATGGGCTTATACCGCCACCCCCATCGTAAGAAATTATACTACAAGCTGGAACTGTTCCAGTATTACTTACGGCAATTTGAGCGCCATTTAAGTAAAATGCAAAATCGTTCCCTTTGTATGCGATAGCGCCTTTATATCTTACACCGACAGTTGCGGAAGTAGTAACGCTAAATTGAGTTACACCACCTACTCGAACCTGTGCAAAAATTAGGTTACTGCCAGTAAAAATAATTACACGGCCATTAGTTGAACCGTTATTAATACCTATTGCATTGGTAATCGTTACATCGGTAGGTATAATGTCAACAAACAAAGTCCCCTCCGTCTGCCCAATAAGCGAAGAAACGCCCGTCTTACTTGCCGTGTCCGCAATCCTCGTCACCGCTGCCGTTGTTGTAGGTACCCACGTTGTAGCATAAGCGCCAAGCTCCATTTGTGGGGCAGCGATGCGGATGGTGAAGTCGTAGGTGGTGCCGATTACAAGTGTTGCAAGAACTTCCTGCTGAATAAAGGCGGTCAATGCTGGCGCTGCGGCATCTGTAAAAACTCGCCTTGTTAGTATTGAAGTTAAATCAAATTGTTGTTGTGGTGTTGTTATGGCACCTCCGCCAGAATTTCGGTAGACATTTCGTAAAGTAATTTGACTTAATGTACCTGCCGTTAATTTAAAATAAGCCGAATTTGTCCAAGCCTGACTTGGCAAGGCAGCGGTTCCACTACTTGTCTCTGTTGTAAAACGAAGTGATGTTGCAGATGCGGTACCATTAAATCGCAAATCAACGTAAGGAAGTCCATTCTCAATTCCTGTAGCGACAACTGTTTGCGTAAGTCCTGCCGCTGTTGAAGTATTCCAGTTAGTAGGCAATGTTCCAGGACTTCCCGCCACTGCACCTACCATAGATGAGTTGCGGATTGAGTTGGTGCGTTGGGGTTCGAGCAACAAACGACCACAACTACTCAATGTCCCGTCTGCGTTTCTGAAGTCGATTCGTGGTACGTTCTGTCTATCGGTGGTTGGGAAGTAGTCAAGGGCGGAAGTGCCTTCAACGAGTTGGGCTCCCCAAATGAAAGCACCGCTTGTTCCGTTTCCTAAATAGGTACTATTGCCAGAGTCATCTTGTAGTGTAATTGCTACAAGTGTTGAGCTACCACCAGCTCCGCTATTTACTGACCAAGCAAAACGGAACCAGCCGTTACCAACACTCGTTAATGTTCCAAGGCTTGTTGTTTGTGTGTTTAGATTAACTGTTGCATCTTGCGCTCCGCTAAATCCAGTAAAACGAATCCTAAATCTAAATCGTTCAGCAGCTTTCAGATATACGCTATAATTATAATTTGTAGATGCTGAAATTGAAATGGTTTGAAAAATGGTATGTGATGTATTTGCAGTGTCCTCAATTAGTTTATCTGCCGTGAGTGTACCATTTGGCGCAGTAGTAACATTGGATGAAATAGATGAGGCGCTTTTACTCCAAGCAGCATTCGAGAAATCCTCACTCTGCTGCAACAAATTATAAGGACTCCTTCGCACCACCCCTGTACTATCTGTATAGGTAGCATCAGATGCTCTCGTAAAGGTGAGGTCACCCAATCCGCTGGTGGGCTTTTGGGCAAATACTACGTCTTCCTTTATTCCACTTGGAATAAGGAGCCAAGAGGCGTCATCGTAAAAACTCATAACAAAGCGTCTATTCGAGCTTCAGCACAAGTAGCGTTTTGAATAACGCCTCCTGCTGCTTGAACTCTAAGTGAATAAAAATACATATACGCCTCACCGCTTTGACCCGTGAGGTTCGTCTCTGGGTGTCCGTAGGAATTGGGGTGAACTTGTCCCCAGCTGATATTATTAATAAAGCCCTGACCCCAACCGATTTCGTTGTAGGCGGAACCTTGTCCCCATTGTATATCGTTATTTGGACTTGCCATCGAGATATTTTTGTAGTTTGATTAGATTCTCGCTCTTTACCTTATAGTACCCACGATGCCGGGCGGGAATCTCTGTCCGGGTAGATGTCTTCGTTGACGTTTGCATTGTATTCCGGGAAAAGGGATTGGTTAAAGGACATATAGTCAATAAAGCGCTCCGTGTAATACTTGGCTATGGTGCGCTCCTTTTCAACTAGGTAGTCGATTTCTATTTTCTCTGCATTAACGGAGTTTTCTGACGTGTGCTTGTATACACCTCCATTGGCTACCGTAAAGGCCGCAAACGGCAGATATTCCACCATAGCCCAATGGATAAGCATCGGCTGCAAGTAGTCGGTTACCAAGGATAGGTAATTACCCGCAAGTGTGTTGGCAATGATGTCCGCAGAAATCTTGTCGTACAACTTGGTACCCGTGTAATTCTGAATGTGAATCTCTTGGGCAATTTTAATAAATTGGATAAACTTATCCGTATCTACGTTACCGGAGATTACGGTATTGCGTACAATATCCTCACGCTTGATAAAAAGAGCAGTTGGCATTATTTGCGTGGTTTTAAGAATCCTTCATCGTCCATATCAACGGGACGCTTTGCTACCTTTGGGTCATTAGTGGGCAACTTAACACCTGCCTTGCGAGCTTGGTTTACCGATACGTCTGCATTCGGGTTTTTAGCGTCAGGAGTTACGCCTTCGGCTTTTGCCAAGTACGTCTTACGCATCCAGAAGTGATGGCACCGTGCGCCTCCTTTGTATAACCAAATGTCGTATGTTGATGCGCCTCTTGGCCCAAATCCTGCGTTAACCTCCTGCTTACGCATACGCATAATGTCCTCCTTACGGTAGACCTTCTTTGCGTTTACCATCAACTTGCAAAACTCACGGCTATTGGTCTTGGTTGTTCCCGGTGCGTAGGAGTAACGAATTTTATACTTACGTCCGTCTTTGGTCTCACCGTCTTGGTCTGACTTAGCGTTTGGGAACGCTTCCCCGGTCTTGGCAAATTGCAAAATAGAATCTAAGTATTCCTCTTGTTCGTAATCTACCGGACGTTCGTCCACCAAATCCCAATTGTCCAAGTCCTCGTCTTCGCCAAACTCGTTTAGTGTTTCAAACATTTCGTTTAGCACCTCATCCGACACATCAGCAGACAAAGCAACGCTGCTATCCTCAACGCCTGTATTTTCCTCAATTACCTCGGCAGGAGCAACAATCTCTTCTTTAAACTCCAATGGCTGCAAGGTCTTAAAATAGATGTTTAGAGACGCTCCGTTGTAAGATAGGACTTGCTCTATTGCATCAAGGATAATCTCCTGTAATGGTCTAATAACCACGTTATCGAACAAGATAGATGCCGTCTTTAACTCGTCAGCGTTATTACCCAAACCGCTATTGTCCTTAATGCCTAAAAGCATCGGAGACGTTACCCGGTGGCCTACCATAATCTTCTGCGTACACTCCGAAGAAAGGAATTGGTACTGCTCGCTAGCATCCGATAATTGTACGGGTTCGATTGTTGCTGCAAGTTCCTTGTTATCGTTGAAGGCCAGGATAAACCGACCAGCATTCGAGCTGCCGGAGAACTTATCCGCAATACGTGCCTCAATTAAGGTCTGCTCTTCTTCGGTGGGTGTTCCGTTGTTGAAATTAATCAGCATTGACGGAGCAAGTCCGTTCTTAATGTTGCTGATGTGGTAATTTGCTACCTCTTCCTCCAATTCGGCATAAGGTAAGGAACCTTGGTAGTCCGTGGGTGCGTAGTAGTAGTAACCTGCTTTGTACGGCTTAATATACAGAATCTCGATTCCTGCTTTGGACATACCAAACGCCTCAATGCGTACAGGTACCTCTTTGCGTTGTGCTACTCGATTCCAGTCCTTTGCGTAGTAGTATGCGGGAATAAACCCATCTTCGTTTGCACGTTCAGCACGCAACGTCTCTACCGGGATATGCTCAACGCCTACAATCTTTGAATGGTCTTGGTTGTAGATTACCTGAAAGGCAGCATTACCCATCATCTTAAAATCACTAACAACCTTCTTGACGCAGTTCTTGGTAAACAACGACATCATCATTGCGTACTCATCTGGC